GGTTTCGTCTGGAATTCGCTCCAGGCTCAGGCCTGAAAACTGACGCAGGATGGTCGTCTCATACAGCGCTTCTTCCATCGCCGGATCGCTGTAGCCGAACCAGTTCTGCATCAGATGAACACGCAGCATCGCCATCAGTGGGTAGGCGGGCCGGCCACCTTCTCCTTTTGGATAATAGGGCTCAATCAGGGCAATCAAACCTTTCCAGGGCACCACCTGATCCATCTCGATCAGGAACAATTCCTTACGGGTCTGCTTGCGCTTGCCGGCATACTCGGCGTCGGCGAAGGTCATCTGTTTCATCATCGAAAAGCTCGGCGAATGGTGTCCGGAGATTTTGCCAAATTAGGAAGTCTTTTTCAGAGTTTCCCTAGGAGGTCAAGATGTCTGATATAGAAAAGAGCGCGTTCGAAGCAGGCGTAATGTCTGCTCTTGCGGCAATTGCCGCCGCTCTGAAGTCTTCACCCGAATTCAACAATGAGGCACTAGTGAATATCGCACAACACATTCTGGATGCCGGGACACCGCACTCATTTGACGGCCTTGAGGCAAAGCAAGCTTTTGCACGCCCCTTACGTGTCTTGGTCAGCGATCAAGCTGCCTTGACACAATGGCTAGAAACAGGCAGCTCAAAGCATTAATTATATACTTTCATCGGCAGCATCGTCCTCAAGAGTTAACCGGATGAATTGCTGCCGCTGCTCTGCATGTTCGGCATCCCCTACGTAATACTGCTTACACTAGGATACTTGAGCACGCATGACTCTTTTACTCTTGCGCCCTGAGTTCGGCTAAACTCTTGAGTTGTCACGGGTTAAAAGCCTGTTTGAAGCTCACGGACAGTGAGTGTAATCCACCTCCCAAAGTAGCTGGCTTGTAACCTTTTGCTCTATAACGACCTTGGGAGCCACCAGGGGGCGTCCAGTAAAACGACTTGTAGCCTTCATGTCGGTCGAGAAAGTCCCGCACCTGTTGCAGCTTCTGCCCAGGCCCGTACCTTCCAGTGACGATTACGTCCCAAGCTTCAGATCGGTTGTTAATGCCCACTCCACCGGATTGGCTGTAACCGTCACCGAAGTCATTCTCCCAGGTGCGCTGTGAAACATCGCCCGAGGCGCCGACCTGCACATCAAAATCGAATGTCTCAGCCATTACGCGCGCCTCCAGAGCAAACCACCCTGCCTCATCTCCTGCTGAAGAACCTGACGGACCTGTGCAGCAGCACTGTCGCCTATTGCTTTACCCTGACTTGCCGCTTCAGCAGCGCTCATGCCGGGCTGAGCCTCGACGGTGACAGGTACGCTGATACTGATCGGCGTAGACCCGCCGCCACCAACAGACTTGTCAGCCAGGTACTTGGTCAGGTCGCGGTTCTGGTTCGGGTTGAGCACGCGCTCACCGCCATCGAGCAGCCAAGTGCCTTCCTTCGGAATGTTGTCCATACCGTTGTGAGCCATACCGGCGAGCGCTGAAGAGGATACGGCAGCGACCATTGGCGCAGTTGCAGCAGCAGCTGCGAGTGCGGCGGCCGGTGCAGCGGCGGGACCGATAAGGGGAATACCGGCAGTCGATGCGTACGCATTGAGCGCGGCTTGCGCCGATGCCGCTTGAGCATTGGCGATCAACCCGGCGGCTGCTGCAGACTGGCCGCTCTTCCCGACGAGCAGTTGAATGCCCTGATAAATCAACCACTGCGCCGCCATGTCACTCAGAGCATTGATCATCGACTTGGCCATGTTCCCGGCGAAATCAGCAATAGCGTCCGAAGCATCCTTTGCACCGGTAACTACGTCTGAGAACACATTGCCCAAACCGCCGGTTAAATCATCCAGGCTGCCAGACACGAAATCGGCCGCGATCGCCGAGTAGTCTTCGGCCGCATCAACGTAGTTCTGCCAGGCATCACTCACGCCCGCCATCCAGTTGGACTGGGCCTCGTCAATACGATTGTAATAGTCCTGCTGGATGACCATTCGTTCGGCCAGCGCCTCGGAAAGCATGCCGGTCTCTGTGGCGTACAGCTCGGCGCTGATATCGCCGGAATTGCGCTGCGCCTGGAGGTCGGCCGCTTTGCGGGCGTAATCCTCCTGAATGGCCATATCCTGCTTCAGGCGGTCCCTGGCCTTGTCGCCCATCCCTGCGCCAGCGAGCTCCATATCGAAGCCGCCGCCAGCGGCAGAGTTCTCATCCTTAAGGGTGGATAGAAAGCTGACCGCCTTGGCCTCTTCCTCGTTCGCTACCTTAAGTTTTTGGAGAGCATCCAGCTCAGATGCCAAGCCCTCGAGGCGCTTCTGCTGAACAGCGTTGATCCCGACCAGCTTGCCAGATGCGACTTCGAAGCGAATCTTGTCCAATTCCGTGGCGTTTTTCTGCGTATCCGTGCTGGTATTGATCAGTGCGATCTGGCGTTGCAGGTCGGTCTCTGATCCTTTGAAGGTGTCGCTCAGCTTTTTCGCTGCGGACTCTGCGTCCTTTGCAGCCTGCTTGGCCGCTTCCAGTGCCTTGGGATCGACGCCGCTACTCTTGCCGCCCTGATCGCTAAAGCCGGTACCACCAAATAGACGCTGGTACTCGCCCGCCGCAGCCCGCGCATCGGTGATGTATTTCTGAATCGTGTCGCCGGCCAAGGGTGTTTCCAGGCTTGCCTTGATCCCTGCTGCGGCCTCAGCGGCAGCGCCAAAGTTCACTTTAGCCTCATCGCGCAGGCGAACACTGTCTGCTATGAACTGTTTGGACACATCACCAATGGTGAGCTTTGCCAAACCCGCCGCTACATCCGCCATCATCGAAGATGTATAGCCGACTGCCGTCGCGAACATGCCTACAAGGGTATCTGAAACGATCTTGAATACTCTCGTAACTCCATCGCCAGCACTGACGATAAAGGCAGTTGCGGTAACGAGCTTGTCGCTCATTTCCCCCACAACCTTTGTTACACCGCCACCCGCTTTGACGCTGTCGTTTAGGTCCTTTGTCAGTTGCTGAACCACAGGCATGAAATCATCGGCGATCTTGTTTTTTGTCCCCTGCAGGTTCTGCATGAGCCCCACAAGCTCACTCGAAAACTGTTTCGAGACGGCTATGGTTTGAACGTTGAGAATAGCGCCGGCAGACTCCGCGGCTTCGCCCAGCTGCTTGAATTCTTTCCCTCCGTTGCGCAACAAGGGAACAAGGGCGCTGGCCTCATCGGCGATACCTTCCATGTAGAAAGTCATTTCAGCCTGGGAGACATTCGCTTTTTCAAGGCTGGATACGTACAGCTGAAGTGCTTCTGCGCTGTTGAGTTTCTTGAAGCTCTCGGCAGTCACGCCGACCTTCGGCGCGATGACCTCAAAGAAGTCTTTCAGCTCGCCGCCGGTGTTGAAGAAGTCGCCCAGCTTGTCGTTGGTATCCTTGAAGATGTCCGCCAGCTTTTCCTGCTCTACGCCGACCGTCTTCGCGCCTGCTGCGTACTTCTGAAACTCTGTGGTGCCCAACCCAGCCAACGCTGCAAGGTTAGAGATTTCCTTGGAACTGGCGGCTGTATAAGCGACCAGTCCTGTCAAAATTGCAGGAACGCCAGCGATGGCAACGCCCACTCCCTTGGCCAAATTTTCAAATGACTTTGCGATTTCAGCGTTACGTTTCCTTGCCTCCTGGCTTGCCCTATCGAGAGGACCAGTGAAAGAACCGATCCTGGCCACCAAATCCAGCGTGAGCGTGCCCAGTGACTTGCTCATTAAACCAGCCTCCAAATGCACAGCCCGCTAATGCGGGCCTCTAAAGTTTTATACCCAACTTTCCATAGCCTGTTCGAGGCTGATGGGCGGCTCAACCTCATGCGGCATGAAGTCGAATACCTTGTAAGGGCCGTCCTTGTAGTTCACGTTGGCGTACAGCATGGCGAGCAGCGCCGCTCCCCGCTCTACCCGCATGCCGATGTTCAGAGAGCCACGTAACGCCCGGTACTTCAACCAAGACCTGAACTCGTTCAGGCTGAGGGTTTCTTTGGCTTCCGCGATGGTGCGCCCGCCGATGCCGGCGAGGACGAGCTCGTGCCAGAACTCTTCGTCGTCGGAGAGGGCTTCGTCTTTCCCAGGTTGTTGACCTCGGCAATCACTTTCATCAGGGCCATGGTCAGATTGCCGTCCAGCGCGCCACGCTCGGGATCAGCGTCACCGGTGATGTCATCTACCGTGAAGACGGGCTTGCCCTCTTCGTTGCAGATGCTGGCAGCGATCCGCGCGGCATGAACCTCAAGTCTTCCAGCTGCGGAAAGCACATCGTTTATCGCCGTTTGAAACCCCAGCGGCCTGACGTAGACCGTAGCTACGATCTCTTCATCACCCTGCTGCCATTTGATTTCTTTCTCAACGGGGCGGCCGGTAAACGCACCGACGCCGCGCAAGCTTTCAAGACTTAATTTCATCGCGATGCCTTATGCGTTAGCTGTCTTTCGAATCCAGGCGGAGCCGCCGGATCGCTGGATGGTGCCGGCCGTCTTCACAACAGTGTTACCTGCGAAGTCGAATGGGAAGTCGGCGACATAGCCGTCGAACACGAACCAGGTGCGTGTCGATGGCAGCTCGAAATCATCGCCATCCACATTTAAGGTAGGCTTGATGTTGAAGCCATCAGCCCAGCCAACGACCCACGAAGTATTTTCAACCGAGTCATCCTCGGAGAGCTGGTAAAGCCGGACGTGCGAGGCATTTTTCGGATCAGCGTCTACTGAGAACGAAGCCTGCCCAGGCGTGCGCAAGCCGCGCAGGTATCGCCTTACCTTGTCACTAAGACACGTAATTTCAACCTGATCTGCTGGGTTGCCGCCGGGGTTAAATGCTGTAATGCATTCCACCTCGATAACCTCCAGCTTTGTCGGGTCTGCCACTGTAGGCACCAGCGCATACATCTGGGTGCCTTGAGTCAAAATCGCCATAATTTTCTCCAAATGACGGGCATAAAAAACCCCGCACATGGCGGGCTGAAAAGTTGGTTGGGACTACCTGAGCACTATCCAGTCGACATCGAAGCTCGACCGGTACAACTTTGTTTCGGCGTCTTTGCTCTCGCCACCCCAGCGGACCACGTAAGCTTGCAGCTCAATGGCGTTGCTGATTGCAGCGGTCACAGCCCTGGCATCACTGCCGGTGGAGGCATACACGTCGACCTGTAGAGTGAAGCTATCGACATCTGGGCGGCCAGCGAGGTAGTTTTCTGGACTGCCGGTGATGAGCTGCCAGACTGCATAAGGCTTCGCCACACCTTCCGGTGCATCATCGAAAGGATAGAGTCTGGTGGGGCTGACTCCGAGTAGTGCCGTTACCCCAGTGTCAGCAGCGCAGACGGCGAATATGGGTGCATATGACATCACGCTCCCCCTGAAGCCTTGGCCGCTCGTTTGATCGCGCGGTCAATAGCCTTTTCGTATTCGGTGATGAATGTATCGGTTGCCTCGGCGATGTTGTTGGCTAAGGCCTTTCGCGCGAATGGGTCTGCACGCATTTTGGAAGTACCGAATTCAATCAGTCGCCAGTGAGGCGTCGCAGCGTTCGAAGATTTGTCGCCCCCCTTCTTTAGAACAGCGCCTTGCAGAACACCAACCCGGAAACCCAGGTCCCCGCTAGACTTGAACAATTTCCCGTTCCATCGAAGCGCGACGTTGTCCGCAATAGATCGGCCTGTTTCAGGGTCGTCTATCCGCTGCGCGCCTTCTTTCATCTTGTTGGCCACCAGCTGGGCAGCCTTACGCAGCGCCGACCGACCGCCTTTACGCTTCATGTCCTGAGTGATCGATTCGAGTTTACCAACGAGAGAGTCAATACCCTCCAGCTGGAAATCCACTGAGTCAGCCATCGTTGACCCCCTTGGCGACCAAGATGGTGAGATAGTCCAGACCTGAATCGGGATCGGGCAGCGGCGGGCCTTTTATGTCGTAGACATCACCCCGGTAAAGGATTCGCATCGTTGGCAGCACGCCGACTCGGTAGCGGATAACCATCCTCGCGGTCGCCTCCGACTGGCTGGCCTGGGCAGCAATAAAATCTCTGGCGCTCAGCGGCTCGACCGCTGCGGGGACTTTGTCCCACACCGTCTGCCAGCTCGCCAGCTCTTCACCGGTCTTAGGGTCCTGCAGTCGGCCCAACGCCTGGAACGTGATGCGATGTCGAAGTCGGCCGGCACGCATTACACGCCCATCCCGATGCGGTACGGCATAAGTAGTGACTTGGAGGCCAGTGGGAGCTCCGTGGCAATAGTGCCGATCACCACTTCCTCGCGGTTGGCGAAGAGGTTACCCAGCTTGAGCAGGCATGCCGCCTGTATAGCCTTGTTGATCACGATGCCGAAGTCGTCCATATCTATCTGCTTAAAGCTTTCAGACAATGACTGGCGAGCGCGCTCGCGAAGACGGCAGCGAATGTCAGAGTTTTCTGGGTCATCGGCCAACTCAAGCGCAGCCCGGTAGGCAGCTCTCGCGGCTTGAGTGCGCTGAATGATTTCAGCCTTCACCTTATCGAGATCAGCCTGATCGGCATAGAAACGGCGCTGCAAAAACTGCATAGCGGCTTCCTCGGCCGCGCCCAAAAATTCCTCCACGAGCAGCTGATCCTCGGATTCTGCGTGCAGGTGATGCATGGCCGTTTCTATACTGATGACGGGCATGTGTCACTCCTGAGGAGGTTGGTTCTGCTCGGTTTTCGTAATCGAATTGTCGCCCTGAACCGGCGGCCCTTCGATAGGAGCATCAGGTTCAGGATTGACGACGGGATCCGGTGTGGTGGAGGCCGAAAGTTTGGCCAGTTCGTTTTCGGCCTCTTCTTTCTTGCCGATAAAGTCACCGACCTGAGCGCCCTCAGCGTCGACAACAATCCAGCGCTGCCCCTTCTTAGCAATCGTCAGCGCCGAGCGTTCGCTAGAATTCGAGGTCAGAGCTGCTCCGACCTCGCCCATGATCTTGCAAAGCTTGAGCTGCTCCAGCTCCTTGGCCAGCCATACAGGCGCGGCATAAGGCTCGTTGTCGGTATCACGGATGATGCCGCGGTCCTCGTAAGCCCGCAGCGGCTTGATCAATAAATCTGACATGTCTCACCTCGGTGGGCCGGCGGTGCCGGCCACTTTAGGGGTTAGGCAGCTTAAGCCGCAGCGGCCGCAGCGGTGAGCTTGCCAGTGACGAAAGCTTCGGTACGGTAGATGGCAAACGCCAAGCGCTCTTCAGCTCGAAGCGTGACCATGTTGTTCTCGAAGTCCTTGTCGTTCTCGGTGGAAATCAATACTTCAACTTCCATGCGATCGAAGATCTGCGCGCCGAGTTTGAAGGCTCCCACAAGGAAGTCGTTTTGCTTCATCGCTTGGGTTGCGACTACCGGGCGATTCCACAGACGAGCCGCAGTGCCTTCCTGCGGTTGACCTATCAGATAGCGACCCTGGCTGTCTTTGATCAACTCGATCAGCGCCCAGTCAGTCGGGTTGAGCACGATGCCATCCGAAGGGAACTCTGCCAGCTCGGCTTGCAGAAGGGCCAGGCGAAGCCGGTCGATGCGCTGCTCGCCAGTCACGGTCCAGCCAGCTGGGGACGCGTATTCGTTTGCAACCGGAACGAGACCTTGCAGATTTGCACCGGCACCGCTGCCGTACAGCAACTGCGACTCTTCAGTGAGCAGCAAGCCATAGCGAGCGCGCGCATCGATGTAGCTCTGCAAAGCCTTTGCGTCATCCAGAATCTGACGCGACGCTTTGAACAGGTGGGCGATTGTACGAACCGACGCCGTAACCAAAGCGGTCGTGATTTCGGAATACGGCTTTGCAGATCCCTCCGCTACGGTCGCGGCATTGTTTGTAAAGCCTGTCTCGCGGACGTACTCAAGCGCGCCTGCCTCGGTCTGGCCGGGGGCAACCAGATCGCGAATGGTAGCCCGACGCATGCCCGGCAGCGCGACGGGAGCCAGGCGTTCCGTGGCTGCCAAGCCACCGGCGGATGTGGTGGTGATTGCGGCGCGAGGTACGGAAACGCGACGGGAGCCACGGAAAGACGAATTGACGCCTTCCATGTGTTCGCTGGTAACAACCAACTCGCCAGCGGACTTCGGGGTCTCGTTACGCTGCGTGTCACGATTGGCATTGACAAGCTTTTGCTCGGCTTCAAGCACGCGAGCCTGCAGTTCGCCCTGCTTCATCAGCAACTCGTCAACCTTGGCCGACGTTTCTTTGCTCAGGCCCTCGTGGCGATCGACATTCTTCTGCGCCTGCTCGGCATGTGCCTTGAGCTGATCACCGATGTCCTTGAGGTTGGCCTGGGTCTGCTTGTACTGGGTTTCGATGTCATCCTCACCGATTTTCCCCATCTGAGCATTCCAGCCGCGATAGTGAGAGGATCCACGTTTTACGAGCGCAGTGGAGATACCCACCAGCAAAAGCGAACCCATAACTGCTTCGGGCGTGGCACCGAAGGTCAGCGGGATCATGGC